CTGGACGACCTGATCATCGACGGCGTGCGCGAGGCGTGGCGCGTGTGCTCGATGGGCGTCATCGTCAAGGTGACCAATCACGTCCACGGCCAGACGTTCCAGTACGAGCAGGCGCTGATCGAAGAGGCGTTGGACTGGAAGATTCCGTACTACGACCTGGTCTACCAGTTCCGCGACCACGCCTTCATCGACCCGTCCTGGGGCGTGCAGCGGTCGGCCTACAACAACGTGTCGGTGTACGCGGTGCTCAAGAAGGGATCACAGATTCACTGATGACCAACAACTGGTGGAGGTCTCCGATCGGGCCTGAACCGAAGCGGGCCTGTCCGCGGTGTGGTGGTCGCGAGGCAAAGGCGAACGGTCAATGCGCGCCGTGTTCTCGCCAGCATATGCGTGAGTACATGCGAACACGACCACGCGGCGTGAAGTCATCGCTGGTCCGAGCCGCGCACAACGCCATCAACAACGCGATTCGTGACGGCAACCTGACCAGGCCAACGGTCTGCGAGAACGGATGCACCGGCAAGGTCATCGAAGCGGCTCACATCGACTACTCGCAGCCGTTCCTGGTTCGCTGGCTGTGCCGGTCCTGTCACCGTCGGTGGGACCAGGCTGATCCGAAAGGTGACGTGCGCTAATGCGAACCTGGGTGGTGCGCCTGCCCAATAACGACCGCGACTGTTGGATCGGCAACGCCGAGACCGCCGTCGAGGCGGTCCAGTTCGCCATCGCTCGAGGACGCATCAGCCTGGTCGATCGGTACATTGTCTTCGACCATGACCTGAACCAGTTCGAGGTCGACGTACGCTCGAGGAATGGCAGTACTTCTGGCAGCGGTGATGCTGGTGTCGCAGGCGATTGACGTGACGCCCGCGGCTGAGCCCGAGACCGTGATCGAGACCGTCGAGGTTGAAGAGCCGGTCGTGGTCAAGCTCACCCCACGCGAGTACTTGTATGCAGCCTACCCCTCGCTCGCGCGGCGGCTGGACTGCATGATTCGACTCGAGTCGACCTGGTACGCCGCGGCGTCAGGCGCTGGAGGTCGGTACATCGGGCTGGCGCAGTTTGACCGCCCAACGTGGGCGGAGACGCCGCAGGGCGCCGCGGGCGCCTCGAGAACCGACCCGTATGCCTCCATCGACGCGATGGCGTGGGGAGTGAGGAACCTGGGCTATGGACGTTGGCCGGTTACATCGCGCCGCTGCTAGGCGGAAGCCACCGTCGCGGATCGTCCTGCGCGGCGATGGCGAGGATGAACTCGAGCGGTTCGTCGTACAGCAGGCGCACGTCTTCGGCTGGTGCGGGTTCCACGTCAGCTTCAGTCACGGTTCCGTCACAGGTGTGCACATGCTCGGCTATGGCGATGACCATTACTGCTCAGACGGCTGGCCTGATTGGGTCTTCGTCCGCGGCGACCGCATCCTGTTCCGCGAGCTCAAGGGCAAAGGCAAATACGCATCTCCGCAGCAGCGCAGATGGGGTGCCATGCTGGTCGCCGCGGGCCAGGACTGGAAGGTCTGGAAACCGCAGGATCGAGAAGAGATAGTGGCTACTTTCAGCGGTCGCGGAGGCGTAAGCTAGACCGCGGAAATCTTTACAAACAGAAACGCCGCCATCGACTTTGGGAGTTGGCAGGCGGCGTTCTGTGAAAGGACTTTGGGTGTGCTCTCAAGTGCATAGTACGACTTCCCGCGGCGACGGCAATGTGCAGTCCGGCACAAGCCGTGCCGCTCACCAGTTTGCTAACGATGGCTTCTACGTCCTGCCGCTGTGGTGGATCGAGGACGGCGAGTGCGCCTGCCGAGCGCATGGATACAACGGGGCGTGCAAGCCCGGTAAGCATCCGATCGGCAACCTGGTCCCGAACGCGCACGCGGACGCGACCATTGATCCTGCGGTCATAACGACCTGGTTCACGCTGCACCCCAAGGCGAACGTCGGTATCGCGCTCGGCCCGTCGGGGCTGGTCGACGTCGCACCAGACTCGATCGAGTGGTTCGCCGAGTTCGTCGGTCGCGGCCTGCCGCTGACGATGCACTTCGCTTCGGGCGGCGGCAGCGGTCACGAGCACTGGCTGTATCGACGCGGCGACATGCCTGCCGTACGGATAGCGAGGCGCGGCAAGTTCGACGTGCTGAGCGACGGCTACTGTGTCGCGCCGCCGTCGACCACCGAGCGCGAGTATCGCTGGATCGACCAGGTGATGCCTGTCGACGTACCGCAGTGGGTGTGCCAGTTCGTGCTGGACTACATCATCGAACGCGACCAGGCATCCGACGAGGCGGTCGTGCCCGCTGGCACCGACGTGCCGCCGGTCAACCTGTTCGGCGACCAGTGGGCGATCTGGAACGGCCAGGTGGCAGGCGACCGCAGCAACATGCTGGTCGACATTGCCAGGATGCTGAGCATGGCCGGCTGCACCGACGTCGAGGTCATCGCCAGCGTCCTGGCGGAGCGCGACGTGACGCTCGGTCTGAACAAGTACGCGACCAGGCGCGACGCCTCGAGGCGCTACCGCGAAATCGCGCTGCGCTACGGCACGCCGCCGCTGACCGCGAAGCTTAGTGGTACCGCGGTACCGCACATAGGGGCGCGTACCGCGGTACCACCTGGTGACGAGCGGCAACCCCCTACGGGGGTTGAGGATTTTGACGACCCGCTGGTAGTTCGGAACCACCAGGCGATGATTGACTTCCACCCGCCGGCCACCGACTGGCTGATCGAACCGATCATCGCCAAGGAGTGGATCACCGAAAACGTCGCCAAGGTCAAGCTCGGTAAGACGACGTTTGCCTTCGGCGCGGTGCGCGCTGGTCTGGCTGGTGACGCTGAGTACTGCGGGTTCAAGGTGCATCGACCGTTTCGCACGCTGTACTTCACCGAAGAGTGGGCAGGCACGTTCAGCGTCGAGATGGAACAGAACAAGCTGAACGACCTGGTCGACGTCGATGGGTTCTTTACCGTGCTCAACCCTGAAGTACGGCGAACCAGGAAGAATGGCAAGCCGTTCACGCTCGAGCACGTTTTCGACTCGCTGATTCGTCACTGCCACGAGCTCTCGATTGACCTGGTCGTGCTGGACACGCTCAGCATCATCGCCGCGGTAGACGAGGAAGATCACTCGGGCCGCGCCGCCAGGGTGATGGAAGAGGTCCGTCGACTGTCTTCATCAGGTTTCGCGGTGTACGACCTTCGGCACAGCACCAAGCGCGGCGGCGAGATAGGTGACGCGGGTCGCGGCTCGTCGGCGTATAGCGGCGGTCACGACATTCTGACGCAGATGGAATCAGCCAAGGGTGACGACGACGCAGTGAGCCAGCGAAAGCTGTTCATCCGCGGTCGAGGCATCGCGACGCAGACCATCTTCCTGGACTACGACGCCGAGAACCATCGCTACACGTCCGCTGGTCCGGTGATCAGCCAGGAAGAAAAGTTGGCGGCGTCAATTACCAGGGCGCTGATCGACAACGAGGCGTTCGACCAGGAACACGCAATGACCACCAACGCTGTGACGATGGCTGCAAAGGGTCAGCGCGCTGGTCTTCAACGCGAGCTCGTCGCAATGGCTGACCGCGGTGACATTTACCGCGCTGAACGCGGTCCAGCGAAGGTGTACTGGATCGATCGACCACTCCAGGCGCACATTACCGGAGTGGTACCGACCGTTTCGGTACCAGCGGAACCAGTCGAACCTCAACCCCCTACGGGGGTTGCGCCGGTACCTGATTCGGAACCAGGTGGTACCGATGTTTCCCCTCCCCCTTTAGGGGGAGAACTACGGAACCACCCGCGGAAAGAACCGTCGCCAGAGACGGTCGCGAAACGAGCCGCGGAAAAGGCGGCGCGCGAGCTCGCGCGGCTTGAGGCGGCTGACGCCGCGGCGCCGACGCTCGAGTACGTCGCGATCACCGAGACGTACAAGCTGCCGCAGTACCTCGCCACGCTGAGTACCGCGGCGTGCTCGCTCGATACCGAGACGACGGGCCTGTCGGCGCATCACCAGCGGATGCGGACAATCAACCTGTCCGACGGCGTGACCCACCTGGTCATCGACTCGTGGAAGATCACCGACCTGTCTCCCCTTCAGCGTTACCTCGACAAGGTCGGTTCGGTCAGGATGCACACGTACTTGTTCGACCTGGCGTTTCTGGCGACGCGCGGCATTGCGGTCGATCCGAGCAAGATCGTGGACGTCAAGACCATGTCGATGGTGCTCGAGTCGAAGGAAGACTGGACCGACTACCGTCTCCAGGGCATCGCTAAACGCCATCTCGCCGAGCACGTCGACAAGGCGGAGCAGAAGCGCGGTTGGGACGCGCCCGACCTTCGGCACGCCAAGCTCGCGTATGCCGCGGAGGACGCGCGCGTCACCTTCGCCGCCGCGGATGCGCTCGAGGCGAAGCTCCTGGCTGACGCAGACGTCGACTCGCTGAGCTACTGCCTGTCGCTCGAGCAGGACGTCCAGGCCGCGACCTGGTGGCTTGCGTCAGCCGGCGTGCCGTGCGATCGAACGATGCTGCGCCGCGCGATCGAGGAACAGGAGACGCTGATCGATGACCGTCTCCAGGAGCTCAATGCCATCGCCGCGGTCGGAACGGAAACGAACTGGCGTTCACCGGCGCAGGTGCTGCCGATCCTCCAGGAGCGCGGCCTCGAGGTCTACTCGACGGGCGTCGACGCGCTGATGGAGGCGCAGTCGGACGATCCGATTGTCGACGCGCTGCTGAAGTACCGCTCGGCGGGAACGTGCCTGGGACTGCTCCAGAAGACGCTGGCGTGCGTCGCCGACGACGGGCGCATCTATGCGTCGTTCAATCCGATCGGCGCTCAGACGGGCCGTACAAGCTGCTCTGAGCCGAACCTCCAGCAACTGCCGCACGAGACGCTCGCTCGAGCGAGTATTCGCCCGGGCGAAGGTCGCGTGTTCGTGCGCGCCGACTACTCGCAACTGCAAATCGTCATTGCGGCGTGGCTGTCGGACGATCCGACGATGAAGCGCATCCTGAACACGCCCGGCGGCGATGTGCACATCGCAACGGCTAGCGCCGTAGGCTGCACGCGCCAGGAGGCGAAGGCGATCAACTTCGGCTTCCTGTTCGGTGCCGGTGCCGAGACGTTCAGGCGTGAGCAGCGCAAGAACGGCATCATCCTGAGCGACGAGCAAGCTCTCGCCTACCGTCGCAAGTTCATGTCGACGTACCCGGGCATTCGTAAGTGGCACCGCGGCCTGGGGGAGTGGGGTACCGAAGCGGAGGTCATCGACTTCACTGGCTCCGGTAGGAGGCGTCTGGCGATTTTCTCGAATAACGTCAAGGCCAACACGCCGGTGCAGATGGCTGAGGCGCATGGCTTCAAGCTGGCGCTGAAGCGCCTGTACGAGACGCGCGAGGCCGTGCCCTCCGCCCGTCTGGTGATGATGGTTCACGATGAGCTCATCGCCGAATGCGACGTCGGTGAGGCCGACCAGGTCGGTCAGTGGCTGGTCTCGAACATGGTCGCGGCGATGCAGCCGCTGGTCGAGGGCGTCGTCGTCAGGGTCGACCCCGTAACCGTGCCGAGCTACTCGGACGAGGACAAGAAGCATGCCGAGCACTGACCTGGGATGGGTGACGATCCCTACCGAAGAGTTTGAACGCCTTCATGCCGTGATTCGGCGGATGAAAGTGGCTCTTGAGTGGGTTCGCGATGACACCGAGCTATGGGATGCTCCGATCGTCCTGGAGGCACTCCGTGAAGTCGAACAACTCTGAAAGCGTCCTCCTGCCCACCACCCACCACTGGAGCGCATCGCGCTTCATGCTCTTCGAGCAATGCCCTCGAGCCTTCGAGGACCGCTACATCAACGGCCTTGCGTCTGAACCGTCCCTCGCTATGCTGTTCGGGCATAGCGTGCACACTGCTCTGGAGGCACTCCACCAGGGGCACCGGGGCGTGTGCCGTAACGGCTGCGCCGACGGCCACTTGGCGAGCGGAGCGAGCCTCGCTAACGCTCGGCTGGAAGAGGCACGGTCGCGTTACTTCAGGGAGTTCGACTCGATGCGGGCGCGGCTCGCCGAAGTCGACGTGACCGTCGACGGCACGCTGTACCTCGAGGGGCTACGCATGATCGACCAGGTGAATTACCTGGGCTTGAATCGTGACGGCGAGTCGCGGAGCGAGCGAAGGATCACGATTCCCACGAGTTGGGGCGGTCTGGACTGGCCGGTTGTCGGCGCGGTCGATCTGTGGTCGCCACCCTGGTCGCAGCACGGCGCGGTGGTGTGGGACTTCAAGACGACCGTAGGCTCGTGGTCGGAGACGAGAGCCGGTAAGGAGACGTGGCAACCGCTGCTGTACAGTTGGGCCTACGTGAGGGCGTACGACGTCATCCCAACGTTTCGCTACCTGGTGCTGTCGCGCACAACGGGAGAGCTCAACACGTTCGACCGACGTTGGCGAAGCCGACGGGAATTTGACCGTGACCTGGAATCGTTGAGCTTCGCAGCCGAAGAAATTGCCGAGGCGGTCGCCGAAGGCCGCTACGACTGCACGCGCGGTCATGGAACGTGCCTCGAGTGCGGAGCACCCTTCGGCCACGGTCACGTCTGCGCTACGCCGAAGCGAAGTACGGTCAAGCTGACTGGAGCCGGAAAAGCTCCTAGCTACGCATCGGGCTGAGCATGACCGGCACTGTGGGTTGGCTAGTTTGCCGGGCCAAGAAATCGGACGGCACGCCGTGCAAGGCACCGGTCATCCGCGGCGCTCGCGTCTGTCGTTCACATGGTGGGAGTACGCGGCACGTCAAGGACGCCGCGGCGAAGCGGCTCGAAGAGCTCGTGCTGCCGAGCATCAGCAAGTTGAGAACGCTGATGCTGCGCGGTGAGACGCATAGCGTCCAACTCAAAGCGGCGACCGAGATACTCGATCGGGCTGGCATCGTCGCGACGCAGAACGTCGAGGTCGACAACCAGGTGACGGTGACGGTCAGTTACGCCGACGTCGTCCAGGAGGCGCTGAAGGTGGTGCACCCCGAGCGCACGATCGACGTCACTTACTCCTTGCCGGAGAGCAATGGTCACGCCGTAAACGGCGATGCCGACGTTCCAGGTCACACTCCCTAGACCGCACGCCGCGCAAGCGCAGATACGCCGTGAGGCGAAACGCCACAACGTCGTAGCCCTGGGCCGACGGTCGGGCAAGAGCACGATGGGCCACGAGCTCGTTGTGCGAACCGCACTCGACGGTCAGCCGGCGGGCTGGTTCGGGCCGACGTACAAGCTGCTCGAGGAAAGCTGGCGCGAGCTCAAGCGCATCCTGGGACCGGTGGTGACGCTGAAGAGCGAGCAGGAGCATCGGCTCGAGCTTTACGGCGGCGGCACGATCGAGTGCTGGTCGATGGACACTGGTGATCCCGCCCGCGGTCGGAAGTACAAGCGCATCGTGGTCGATGAGGCGGCGATGGTGCCCAACCTGCTCGATATCTGGAACCAGGCGTTGAGGCCAACGCTGGCTGACTTCGCCGGTGAAAGTTGGTGGCTCTCCACGCCTCGTGGACTCAACGACTTCTACGTGCTCTACCAGCGCGGTCAGGACGAGCTCGAGACCGACTGGCAGTCGTGGCAGATGCCGACGTCGGTCAACCCGCACATCAACCAGGACGAGTTGGCGGCGGCACGCCGAGAGATGCCCGAGCGCGACTACGCGCAGGAGTTCGAGGCGCGCTTCCTGCAAGTCGAAGGTGCGGGCGTGTTCCGCGGCGTCGGCGCGGTCTCGAGACTGAAGCCGCAAGGTCCGACCCGCGGGCACGTTCACGTCTTCGGCGTCGATTGGGGCCGCTCGAACGACTACACGGTCGTCACCGTGATCGATGCGACGCTAATGGAGCAGCGCGTCATCGACCGCTACAGTCAGGTCGAGTGGGAGTTCCAGACCGAGCGGCTGCACAAGCTGGCGGAGGTCTTCCACCCGCTGACGATCGTGGCGGAGGCCAACAGCATGGGCTCGCCGCTCGTGGAGCGGCTCCAGCGCGGTTACGCGCGCTTGATCGGTGCTCCGCGGCAACCGCTGCCGGTCTACGGCTGGACGGCGACGAACGCGAGCAAGGCCGCGGCGATTCAAGCCTTGAGCCTGGGCATCGAGCAGGGCCAGTTAACGCTTCTGGACGACCAGGTCCAGGCCGGCGAGCTCCTGGCGTACGAGGCCAAGGTGTCCGTTACGGGAATGTTGAGATACAGTGCACCGCCAGGGATGCACGATGACTGCGTCACTGCGCTCAGCCTTGCCTATCTCGGCTCGCAGCACGAGCGCGCAGCGCCACAGTCCAGAACGCACTACGGCTTCGCAAGCTCGAGGCGCTGATGGCTGACTCGCTGAAGGCGCCTGACTCGCAGTACCTGCTCAGTCTCGGCACCGAGCTCGGCGACCTGTACTTGCAGCAGGACCAGGATATTGACACGTTCCGCGACCAGCGCGAGATGCGGACGCCGGCGATGGCGGAGGCCGACAAGGATTACGTGCTGGTCAATGTTGACCCGCGTGATCCCGATATCACCGAAGAGGCGTTCCAGCAAACTGCCATCCTGACTCTCGATCGACCACGGCTGTCGATCGTCGGCGGCGAGGGTGACACGGCGCAGACCGTCGCCAGCAAGCTCGAGCACTTCACCGAAGAATCGCTCTGGCAGTGCGGCACCAGGACGCCCGGTCAGGACACGATGAACCAGGTCGCCGACGCGTGCCTGAACGATGGCGGCGGCTGGTCGAAGATGCTGTGGGCGAGCGACCTGTGGGCGACCAGGTACTCGATTCCGAGCCCGAACGGGAAGGCGACCGCGGCGGATTACAAGAGCTACGACCAGGCCACCGAAGACGCCAAGAAGCAGGCTGGCCCGCCGTTCGTGTGGGCCTACGTCGATCCGCGGAACGTCTACCCGCAGTGGTCGATGGGCGAGCTCTGCGAAGTACTCGAGACGGCGCAGATGCCGACGCGCTTCGCGTTCCGGCGCTATCGGCTCGGTCGGGACGGCGACGGAAACATCGTTCCCGAAGAGCTCGGCCAGGCAACCAACGTCATCGAAGCGTCACGCCTTGCCAACAGTTCGGTCCAGCTTTACGAGCATTGGGATGAGGAATGGGCGACCTGGGCCGTGGTTGGTCGCAACTACAACCAGGAAGGTACCGGCTACATCGTGAAGCAGTACCGCCACCGCTATCCGTTCGGCGTCCCATACGACTATGCACCGGGACTGACGAT